TTCTTGTTTCTCTACATTCTCCATTGTTTCATTCTCCTGAGATTCAATGTTATCTTTGATATCTTCATTAGATAGTAATGAAGCTTCATTGTATTTGTAATTTTCACTCTCTTGAATAGCCATAGCTGTCAAGAATGAGCCTTTTAATTGTAGATATAACGGTTTTGATTCTTTTGATTTAAGACCAGTTAAAATTGATCTATGCTCTTTAACCGAATAAATATCTTCTTCGTCCATGCTCAATACAAAAGCTGAACTTTTTGCTACCCAGTCATCTGTGGAGTCTTGTACTTTTACTTCTCCATCAACTGTTTTTTTACTTCTTACACCAGACTTTGAGTCTGCTGGCTGGTTAACAAATGAATACTCTTTGAATGAAATATCTTGCATGTCTACGAATGCAAGCTTACCCTTATAAACTTGACCTCTTCTATACTTTGGAAGAGTTGGTCTTCCGCCTTCACCTTCTGCGGCAAGATCTTGTCCAGAGATTGAGCACACTGCTTTTCCTGCCCTACCACCAACTGAACCAGTAAGATATCTTCTATCCATAACTTTTTCAATTGCTACTGGATCTGTGATTGCTATTTGAAGACGAACAAATGCTGATCCATCTTCTTCTTTATCCATCTTAGCTGCCATAACTCTTCCAATTGGTTCAGAGTTTAAATCATGATTCAAAATGATTGGCTTTGGATAAGGTTCTACCCAAGACTGAAGAGCTTCTTCTAAGGCTTTTGCAGAATAGTTGTTATAGTTTGCCGTTAGGCCGTTCGTGTATTGCAGCGACTTCTATTATTAGACCTTTTGATGAATTTGCTGATTCTGCAAAATTTAAGTCTACGTCAGAGAAGTCGGGCATTTCAACTGTGAAAGTTTCTACAAAATTAAAACCCATTAATATCTCCGTTTTTAAAAACCTACAACTATAGTAAATTTACTTTTATAACATTAAACAATTTTATATAAAGATATCATATTTTTGCCAACTTTTCAAGTAGATCAAAATATCTTCTATCTCCATTTTTAAAATACTCATCTATCATCTGAGGGTGCATAATATGGGGGGCGTAAATATATGACGCACTGTATAGGTTTTTGTATCCATTTTTATATGCTTCTCCACACCAACCTAGATCTTCTCCCTGAGAATGAAAGACATAATCAACATTATTATAAACATCTTTTGACATCATTTTTGCTGCCATTATGATATCTGACTTAAAATAAGTTCCAATTGGATAATTAGAAAGTCTCTTAGCTTTTTTTCCAGGCTCATCAATCCAAGTCATAACACTAGGAAAGTCTGTCCCAAAAGGAGTCATATACATCAATGGGCTTACAGCATCCGCTCCATCTTTAATATGAGAAATTAATAATTCTATTGTTGTTTGATTTTGAAGTAGAATGTCTGAATCAAGACTAAAGAAATAGTCTGGCTGTATTTTTCTTACTTCTGACAGCAAACAATTTCTTAGTGCAATCATGTTGTGATATTTTGACATAGTCCATTGACGAGCATTTTGTGCATGTTCGTGATGAGCTATATCGTCTTTAGATATCACCTCAATCATACCTATCTTTGGATTTGCTTTTTTCCAGAGATTTATATAATTAATTGTTTTTTCATCATCAGATGATGTTATGAAAACAAATCCGACTTTAGATAAGTCAATTGTTTGTTTTTCTATTGCTGCTGCCCAGTAGGGAAAAATCCAATCTCTTTTATAAATTGGACAACCAATTACTAATTTCATTTTTCTTCAGCTGTTTTTGTTTCTTTCTTTGGAGCCACTTTTGGCTGTGGTTCTTTTTCTTCTACTTTAACCTCAGCTTTAACTTCTGGCTCAATCTTTTTTTCAGCTTTTACTTCAACTGCTGTTTCAACTTCCTCTTTATTATCTTCATCATCTGATAAAAATTCAGTAAATATATCATTGAACACATCAATAATATCAGTTAGTATTGTTAAAGCCAATCTTGATTGACCGTTTTCAACAGCCATTCTAAAACCTTTGATTGCATCCTCTTCTAGAAGATATTGTTTAGAGACGTCTGAAAGAATTTGAAATGCCATTAGTTTTCCTCATCTTGTTGTATATTTGTAGAAGACTCTATCTTAACATCATATTGTTCTTCTAGCAAATTTTCAACTGTTGAAATCCAAGCTGTATCTGATCTTTTTATGTTTGGAGATGTTCTTCTGCCATTTTGATTTTGAGGTCTAGAGGCATTGCCGACGCCTCTTCTTTTTGAGGGCATATTTCTTTGGCCTGACTTTGCAGAAGCTTGTTTATCACTTGTTGCATCTTGGGCTGTCTGCTGCGCATCGATTAAATCTTTTTGCATTGCGCTTTGTATGCCACTAAATAAATCTTCTTGGTCTACTTCAGGATCAATTCCAAGTTCAGTTCTTGCTTCAGTAAGAGTTATAACTGAATTAACGAACTTTTGTATTATGTGTGTTTCTTTTTTGACTTGAGTATCAACGTCAATTTCATTAAATTTAAAATAACAACGGTCTGAAACATCTGTTTCTAGTGGATTTTTAATTGGATCAAAACCACCTTCAAAAAGTATTTCGTTAAAGATATGAAGTCTAACCATTTCAGCAAATTGTTTTTGAAATTGTTTTATTCTGTCATACAAGGCAGTATCTAGTCTTTCTGACATAGATCTATTGCCACCATTCATTGTCATACCTAAATGATGTGGCGCAACTCCTAAACCAATAGCTACTCTTTCCTTGAAATGATCTAAGTAATTTGATGCATCAAGTGCTTCTTGTGCAGAACCGATAACATCTACGTTATGTCTAAATGGTAGTATTAATCCACCTTCTGCTCTAAGATTTTCAATTTCTGCTGCTGCCTTGTCTATTTCTTCTGGCTCTGCTGGCTGATCTGCGGTACCAATTGTGTACTTATATAAAGGAAATAATTCTCTATGAACTAAGTTTTGTATATCCTCTTCCATTTGACGAAGAGCAACTATATCATCTAGCGCGTTAGATAGAAATGGAGTACCAAATGCTCTTCCTGGCTTTCTATCAAAGAACAAATGTATAACTCTGTCTGCTGACCAAACTGGGTCTCTATCAGTAGGAGAATAAGTTAACGGATCTGTTGCCTGTTGATACGACTTAGGTCTGTTGTATTTATCTCGCAAAATTCTTACTTGCTCAGTTGGGATTAAATAATAACCAACAATTGGTTGCGTGGCATTTACTGGAGTCAGAGTTGTTGGAAAATATTCTGACAATTCGCCTCTGGCTTTAACTGCAAAAACATTTGAGAACTTTAGTAGTTGATCAGATAAATCTATAAGAAAATCAAGAAATGGTCTTTTCATTGCCATTTCCATATAATCTATTCTTTGATATAAATAAGCTACTGCCTCTTGGTTTTCACCAACAATCTTCCAGCCCTCTTTCCAAAAGAGATCTTTGTATTTTGAAATAGATTGTTTTACATAGGAATCAGTATCAACAGCTTGTATTATTCTGTCAAAATCATAAGGTGATGGCTCAAAATTACTTCTTCCTGTATAAAAGTAATTAGTGCCCTGATAACCAAGAGCGAGAGCAGCTACTCTAAAATTCTTACTAAGAGACTTTACATCTTCAGCTTTTATTTCTGTAGCTTCAAACTCAGCTTCAACTGGTTTTTTAAAATTTAGGTATTTTCTGATAGCCATTATTAGACGTCCAAATATAGAGGGATACTATTTTATAGTACCCTCTACATGGATTAAATTAGCCTTCTTGAACAATTCCGTCAAAAGTCTTCTTAAGAATAATGTTTTTTACAGATTCAATCCAAAAAATTGTCTCTGGTTCAGAAAAATCACTCTTATATGATAGATTTTGCTCAGAAATAGTTATTTCAATTTTAAATTGCTTTGGAGCAGTATTTTCTACTTGCTCATTTGCTGTTTCACTCATTTTATTTATTTCCTTTTAGCTTATTAATTAAATTAGCTTGCTGTCTTATTGTAGCATCTTTGATGACTATTTCGGTCATTAATTGACTTAATTTTTCTTGAAAAACTGAAATGATCATGTTAACATCTAAATTAGACTCTTCAACAGTAGCGTCTTGCATTTCAGAGTTCATCTGATCTATATTATTAATACCATTTATTTTGGACATGTATTTTAATTTTCTGTTGGCGAAGAAAAGTTTTCTCCATCAAAAGTCCATCCAGAAATAACAACTTCTTTTTGATCTTCTTCAAGTTTTATTACCTTTGGATCAGAAGATAGTGCTGCTACCCATTGGGCTAAATTATCTTTATTCATCGGTATTACCGCAGCAACTTCATTGTCTACAACGAAAGCAAAATATTCATAGTCTTCTTTTTTTGGTGCAGCCATAGTATTCTCCTATTTTTAAACAACAATTATACCACAACACTCACAGCTTGGACCATCACAAAACTCGTTTGTTGTACAATCAGCATACGTAGTTATATACGTAAAGCATGGCCCGCATCCACAACATGATCCAACCATAACTGTTTGATAAGTGCATGTAGTTGGTGGTGGATCTGGATCTGGATCCACAGGATCAGGGTTTGGATCATCCCCTCCATTTGCAGGTGTTCCTGAACCAATGTTTAATTGATATTGTGTTCCATCAATAACGATGTATGGATTGCCACTTATGATTCTAAATTCAAACTTTTCACTACCATATTGATATATTATTCCTGCTGCAGTAGCTTCTGTGGCATAACTTTCGTTCCATGAAGGATTATTAGTTCCTACAGACCACCTTGCATGATACCCATTATAGTGAGTATTCGCTTCAACTCCTGGTGATATTGGAGATGATATCTGCAATTCTCCAGTTGCGCTTCCTCCTGGATATGTTGGTGGCGGCACTGGGCCAACTCCACCGCCTAATCTCACTGCTCCAGAAAAGTTTCCAGCTTGCAATTCATTTTCGAAAATCGTCCAACCAGCTATTTGGCCAGAGTTGGCCTGGATAGATCCCTTGACGCTTAAAGTATTTGCTCCATCCCAATAGATATAGCTATCTATTGTTCCAACTCTAAATTCTGGTGAAGATATTTCAACTCCTGCAGTATCTGTTTTCCATCTATTATTTGCATTAATGAAAACAGATCCAGCTTTAACAGTTCCTCTAATGGAAGCGGACGAAAACTCTGCGTGTCCATCTCCACCTATAACCCAACCAGCTGTTCCATCTGTCCACGTTGAAGTATTGTTATTGTACGAGCCGTTATAATTAGATGATCTAATAATTGCCATATTTGCAGGAGCATTAATTGTTGTTTGAGCTCCCTGCTGCTTTAAAATTATTTCATGTGCGTTAATTGTTCCAGCTGTAATCTTTGATGCAGTTAGGGATCTTATATGTTGGCTTTCAATTAATTGAGTCGCAGATGACTGCTTTAGGCCAGAGCTTGGAGTCCAACCACTGGAGTTTCCAGATGTGTCAACTGCTCTAACCCTTCCATAATACGTTACATCAGTTTGTGTGGAGCTATCTGTTGCTGCACCAGTGTTGGTCGGAACATCTATCGTAAAGACGCTTGCTGATGCTTTTCCCGTTGAAATTAAAGTTGTACCTAGCGCATCAGAATATAATTCATACTCATACTCTTTTACGTCAAGATCTTCAGTTGGCTCAAAAACAAACATTACTGACTTATAGTTTCCATAAATAAAAAACGTAGTATTATTTATGGTTCCAGGAATAGTTTGGTCTCCTGGAGTTTGAATCCTGATAGACTCATATGGAAAATCAACAGCAGAAATCTCTGTGTTTTTTGCCTTAAGAGTAAATAAGTAGTCTTGACCAGGCTTAAGGTTTGTTATTTTTTTTACAATTTTAGCCATTATTTTAACCCACCTACTGACTTAAAAGCTATATCTGGTTTTACTTCTTCATCATTTAAAGAAAGATTATATCTTTTTGAAAAAGTATATTTTTCTATTTTACATCTATTCCCAGATGAAGATGCGTTTTTTTCATTTAAAATTTCTATTTCAAAAGAAAAATCTCCATATATTTCTTCATAAACAAAAAATGTATTATCAGAAATAATATCTAAAGAATATATATTCTGATTTTCTTGAACCACAGGCGCGTACAAATCAATATCTATATTTGATTTTATTACCTTTTGTCCTTCACCTATTGCTGAAATTTTTATAACTTTTATTCTAATCTTTCCACAGTCTGGTCCTTTTTCTGCATAAATATTTAATTTTGGACCATTAAAAATTCCAACTGCTTTAGCTCCTGGAGCTGAAGATTGATTATTCATCCAAATTCCAGCAGTGCCTAAAAATGATAGAGAGACAATTCTCTCATTTGATGCTCCATTTTGTACTACAGTTGAATATTGATCAATTGAATTATTGAAAGAACCTGTTTCTTGGCCAATATAATTAGCCCCTGATGTAGGTGTTGTAGAAATATATGAACCAGAACTTAACTGAATGTACTGAATGTTATCCTTATGATAATAGATATAATAAGTCCCAGGAAGTTCTGAACCTGCAGTGCCTGCAGTTACAGATTTAAACCATAAATTTTTTTGATAATCAAATTCACTTGATCCACCTAAAATCAAACTATATGTTGGTGTGTAAGCTGTTGCTGTTTCATAAACAACTAAATATGAATCAGAGTCAATTTTATTTTTGATTAATCCATCTTCATAATAATATAGACGCCCAATATCTAAAGAACCAAGATTAACATGAACCCAATCTCCCTGTTTTAAATTTTCAGTAAGGGTAGGAAAAAGTATTTTTCTTCTCACTGGTGCATATGTCGTTGAAGAGTTTTTTGTATATGTAAACCAAGTCATAATTATATCTCGTTATATAGTATTTCAAACTCGTATGAGTTTATTTTGTCATCATCTATTTCTATTTCAAAAGTTGCATCAAAGTAGAGTCCACCGCCCACTAAAGTGCTCTGCTCTAATCCTGTTAGGGTTATATTAGAATAGCCGTTTTCACCTAAAGAGCTGTAGTACTCTTCTCTGCCAGAAGTGTAGTCAATGCTTTTAGCACTTATTGGGGCTGAACCATCAATACCTGAGTGTGAGTGGGTAGCAAGTGGCATTCCGCCTATTGTTGCACCTTCTGCCAAGAAGACATTACCAGTAATTGTTCCGCCATCTCTTCTTAAATATTGAGGGTGAGCATCTCCGTCAAGATCATCTAGCTGAGCGTGAGAAGATCTAAGGCTACTTCTTTTTTCTGAGTCTACTGGCATAGATTCAAACAAATCTTTATAGATTTCAATATTTTCGTCAGTTGTTTGAGAAAGAATTTTTACTCTTTGTATTGCAATAGACTCTAGTTGAACTATGTAGTTCACATATCTTCTTTTAAGAGAAATAGACTGTAAAATTCCATCCATTCTAGATGAGAACTGGATTCTTCTCTCAATGTAGTCAGTTGTAACTGAACCTAAGTTGCCCGTAACTGCATTATTAGCCATTACAATTTCACCAGCTAGGGTTGGGCATTCTCTTGATATAGCAGACGTGGTAAAGTCAAAAACAAGCGGCTCAATTACCGATGACTTAAATGACATTGCTGGAAGTAAATAGCTTGAATAAAAAGTTTGAGCTATATCAACAGAATCCCTTTTAATTAAGTTTGAAATAGTTTGTATTTCTGAAATGTATGAATTAACTTTTAACGCAAAAAATGATTGGAATTGGGCTGCATGTTTTTCAGTAATTTTTTCTACTTCTGATTGAGGAATTGTTGCCGTAGGATTTGTGATTTCTTTAGCCAACTGTTTCGTATAATGCGTAGCTGTTTTGGCCCAGTCAGATAAATGTTTGGCAATTTGACTTTCTGTCTCATCTTTATATGCCTCCCCTAAATGGTGTGTAACAATATTTCTAATTATTACAATTTCATTTTTTATGTACAAAAGAATTTTTTTAATGTCAATTAAATGACCGAATGTAGTATGACTAATTGAAAGATCATAATTTTTTACTAAGTCTCTACATGCTCTACAAAGATGTTGTGATGCGTAAATATATTCTTTATATGGGATATAGTTTGGTGTTTCTAAATCTTTAGCTGTTTCATTAGTTTTAGTAATATCTTTCCAAACTGCTTTATGAGCTGTTTCTAACTCTATATTGCAGTAAGCGTTAATATTTACTTGTTCAAGATTTATATCTATTTCTCTTATCAATTCAGAAATAATATTTTCTGCATAAAATACGTGTGATCTAACTTCTGAAATTGGAACTTGTGAAAAATCTGTGAGATATTTTGCAGGAGTGTCTGAAATACCAGCAGCACTTCTAGCTGCAGCCCTTTGGTCTAAAGAAGTATATCCAGATACATTTTCTGTAGAATTAGAAAAAATACCTTCAACTGCGTTAGGTTCTCCTATCCCATATTGTGGCATCTTTAGAAAGTCTTTCTTTTAATCGGAGCAGTGCCTCTTTTTCTAAACGATTTTTTATAACCAAATTTAGATGGCATTAACTTTTCTGCTCTTGGGGGTATTGCACTTACAATTTTATCATCTTCATCTTCAGACGACGGTGGCTTTGGCATAAAAAATGTATTTGAAAATGTTTCTGTTCGAGTAGTATATTTTACTTTATGAAGATCTCCGTAATTTTCGGTTATTGCCAGCAGTGCTAGCATCAGTGCGTCGTGTGCGTGATCTACGGCTGATCCACTAGCTTCAAAAACCGGTCTACCAGTTTGAGTGGTTCTTAAAACCACATAAGATATTAGTTGCATATACATTTCTGTATCTTTTTCAGATATATTTAAAATTTCTTTTTCTAAATATTGTCTAAGATTGTCAACCATGTACGGTTTAATTTCTTTTTTAACTAACTGTTTAGTATAGGGATCCCTAATATCAATGGTTTCGCTAAAACTAACTCCTTTTACCTTTTCTCTTAATCCACTGATTGGATTTTCTACACCATATTTATGAAGTAGTTCTACTTGGACTTCACCATAACCTCTATCAACATAAATATGTTTTGGGTTATAGATTGAATTTAAATGGACTATTCTTTGGACAGCTGTTGTCAGAGTATATTCGGATCTTTCTATTTCTTCTCTGTAGCAGAGTTTTACTTTATTTCTGAATTGTTCATCTTCATACGAATCTGCACAGACTTCTAAAACAACTATGTTTGTTCCAGCTCCGTATTTGTCCCAGTCAACTCCTATGGTATAAAAGTTTCTAGCCGAAGTGACTTCAGTTACATAATCCCAACCTGGTTCGACAAAAGCTCTGTCTACAAACTTCCTAGGGTAAACGCCTTCTGCATCTTCTCCCCAGTCTGCTTCAATTTCATGTCTGTAACCAATTTCTGAATATTGTTCTCTAAATTCATCTTCTTGATCTTTACTAAAGAATGGGTTGCAATAAGATGGAAACCAAAATTCTTTAAATCTTTCTGACCTACACCATTCCCAAAATCTTTCTCTTCTACCAGTTGGAGTAGATGCGCCAATAAGAACTTTATCTGGTTGATCTTCTGCGGTTTTTTGCAACATTGCATATAGGGCGTCAAGGTCATCTGCGTGCATGTAGTCCATTTCGTCTAAAACAATTACGTGTGCTTCCTGACCACGAGCTACGTCTGATTTTCCACCTGAGCGCATACCAGATGTAAAGAATCTAATTGTTGATCCATTAGAAAATTGAATCATAAACTGAGGACTAGTAACTTTTCTTGTTATAGAGTTTAAAACTATTTCATTTTTAGATGCGAGTCTAACAATTTCTTGATATATCAATTCTACGTGAGATTTCATTGGAGCTATAACCAAACATCTGCCGTCTTTATGAGTATAGCTATAATGCAGAAGTGCAATAGCCATACTAAATGTTTTTCCTAAACGACGACCAGCTCTTAAAACTTTTCTTAATGCTGGATCACGTAAAATCAAGGTTTGATAGACTCTTGTTTCTGCTCCCAAAAATTGCTTTGCCCAAACACAAGGATCTTTTGCAAGATGTATTTGTCTTTGCTGTTCAGTAGAAATTCCTGCATCAAGTAAATCAACATCAACCTCAAATGGTTCATCAATTAACAATGAAAGCTCTCTATTTGTTAAGGGTCTTTCTGTAATAGGTTCTCCACTCATCCAACTAAGATGTTGAAGTTTATTTTTAAACACCCATTCAATTCTATTAACCTGCTTAACAGTTTCTGGATCTTGCTCTCTTATTATTTCAATAAGATCTTCTCTAGACAGTTTTTCTAAATTTTGTCTAAATTTTAATGTTTTATTTTTTAATGTTTGAGTCATAATTATCCAAAATGTGCTGCCATCATTGATGCTTCTGAACCTAACAAGCTTCTTGCGTTAAGTCTTGAATTTTGTATTGCCATTACACCTCTAGCTCTTGATGTAGCAGCAACTTCGTTATCTTTAAAACCAGTTCCAAACATTGGTTTACTAATTGATCCTTGCATAGATTTTAGCGCATCTTTTGCAAAATTTGCTCCAGCTACAGCAACTTTTCCAAAACCTTTTCCAATATCATATATTAATTGCCCAGTTGCAAGTACGTTAAGAGGAGTTAAGGCTGCTCCTAAAGTTCTTGATGCTCCCATGGCACCAAATTTAAGTGCTGTTGATGTTTTTCCACCTGCTTTGGCATATTGGAAAGCTGTAGCCATCATCTTTCCTCCACCAGCACCTCTTGCTAAGAAGTTTCCTGTGTACTTGCCGCCAGCAGCAAAGTCATCCATAAAATTAGCTGCAAAAGTTTTTGCACTCATTCCACTATTTGCGCCTAATCTAGTACTTACCTTGTGCATTAATCTTTGTTGACCAGATGTCATATTCATTAGATCAACAGTTCCAGCGTAGTAGCTAGTTATTCTATTGGATAGTTTTCCTGTCGTCATTGTTGATGCTACTGCTCTAGTTGGATTTGCCGCAATATCCATGTAATTTGAAAGTGCTGCTGCATTTGCAGCTGTTCTTGCAGCTTGTCCAGAAGCTCTTACTGCAGAAGCTATAACTCTAGTTGGGGCTGTAGTGCCCGGAGAAAGTATTGATGAGCCAGCTCTCATTGCTGCTCTTGTTGATTGTCTTGCAGTTATTGCAGCTCTTGTTACTGCTGGGCTATTTTGAATAGCATTTAATGATGGATTAGCAAGTGATTGTACTCTAGCTATATTGTCAACTAGTTTAGATTTTTGAGCAATTGCTTTACCGTACCTTATTGATTGGCGACGGCTCATTGTTCCACCACTAGCTAATTTTGATGTTCCTCTAGCTATGGTTGATTCAAGATTACTAATTCTGTTGATTGATTCAATTCTACCTAAAACTCCACCAGAGAATGCTTTATCGCCTTCCTCTAACTTTGCTAATGAACGTAATCTAGCTGACTTATCAAATGCTCCACTTACCATTCCTGACATACTTTGGAATGGAGTATAAAAACCTAAAGATTTATCTCCCGTTAATGAGGTAAGGCTTGATAATCTATTAAGAGCTCTAGGTCTAAAGTTTGTATTTAATGACTGACTAAGAAAAGGTGTAGCATTTGCCTTAGCTGCTCTTTTTTGAGCAAGATTTCTAAGAAATTTAGAGTTTGAATTAGCTCCAAAAAACATTCCTGAACTTGAACCAGGAACTGCAGTTTGATTACCTACAAAACCTCCTAGTTTTTTAGCCCTACTTAATCTTCTTCCTGTAGTTCCTGCTCCAACATCGGCAAATCCACCTTTAAATAAAGTATTTGCATATCTTCTAGAGTTAACCAATGATGTTGTAGATAGCCCAGGAATTGACTCAGTAAGTTGAAATGCTAGTGGAACATCCACGTCACCTTTTGCCATCCCACGCATTGCCATTCCAGCGGTCATATTTTGTGGATCGTATGAATAATCCCCATATTCCATTTGGCCAGTTAATGGATTTAATGCCATTAGCCTCTCCTCTGGTTATGCATACCGAGAACTATGTTGCCGCTTGCATTTAGTCTTTGTGCGGTAAGTAGTGATTGATTATAAAATGGTGATTCAGAAAGTATTTGTCTATTTCTTGCTGCTGTTCCAATAATGTTATTTCCACTTATTGCTGTTCCAACTGCCCCACCAATTGCCCCACCAATTGCTGCACCGATTTTTGGACTAAAACCTCCAATTGAACCAACAATGGCACCAGCAGCAGCGCCGCCGCCAATACCTAGCATTGGTGGAATTGCAGCTCCTACTGGCCCTGTGTTAACTCCTGTCCTTGATAAATTTCTTGCTCTAGCAATACTTCGTCCTGGAAGTCCGCTATTCATATACAGCATTGATGGAGTTAAATCAGTTCCTAAAACTGCTCTATCTGCTTGTGGATCACCAAATGCAACATCCATTGCATTATCTATTGCGTTTGGAACTACTTGGTCAGTAAAGCCTTTTACGCCCTTATAACCTATGTAAGCTCCTGCTGCTATTGCACCAGTTTTGCCCATTCCACTGAAGCCCAAAGCTCTTCTGCCAACTGATGTCATTGCAGGAGCAATTCTTGGACCATATCTTCTTGCTATTGAATCTAAAAGTGGCATTTTTACGCTCCGAAAAGATGATTGTATTTATCAGATCCCATACGAGTATGAGATATTTTATTTCTATCTAAATTTCCTACTACACCTGCTGTAACTAATGGATCTCTTCTTGAAGAAGATTGTGAAGCTATTTGTTGATCAAGAGCGTTAAAGTCAGCTATTGCCATTGGCCCAATATTTGCCTCGGTTGGCTGTTGCTGCATTACCTCTTCATACAGATCTTCTTTTTGGCTTCTCTTACCTAAATAGTAACCAGCACTTAGTGCTGCCACAGCTCCAAGACCTTTATAAACTCCTGGTTTTATTTTTGCAACTTTGTCAATTAAATGTTGATTTCTTGCAAGCCTGTCTGCAAATAAGCTCGTTCCACCTACTCCTGAATCTGCTCTTGCTGCTGAAAAAGCTCCTCTAATTCTTCCAAAAAACTCTGGATCATCAACCCCTCTTCTCAGCACTGATTTAAATAATTCTCTTTGCTTCGTTGCAGAGGCTCTTGTTACCAAATCTATACCTGCACCACCAACTCTAGTTGCTTCTGAAACTGCTTCGTTAGAAAGTCTTGGGAAAAATGTAGAAAATTCTTCATTAATATCACCCAAAGAAACTACTAAACCTTTTTGAGCTGCAAGCGTGTCAGTATCGGCAGAGCCAGCAAGTCCTTGTATTAAAGACTGAACTTGTCGTGCTTTATCGCTTTCACCCAAAGTTGCTACACCAACTCCAGCTCTTTTATATGATCTACTGAATACTTTATATGCCTCAACTCCACCTGCTTCATTTAGTGGCTTAAAAGCTGACAATACCTGATTTGCTTGTTCTCTTGTTGTTGCTAAACCTGCTTCTATCATTGCCTCTGGTGATCTACTCAAACTAGCTAGATGATCTACTGTGGCCATATACATACTCTTAGCTTCAACTACTGCTCTTCTTGTACTATATCCTGCAGATAACCTTCCACCATATATAAAGTTAACAGTCAGACCTTCAGTTTCTCTACTTAGAGTAGATAATCTTAAGGCATTGCCCCTTGATCCCATAGCTTGTTCACTTAAGAATCCAACTACGTTACCGGAATCATCCAATGTTTTTGATTTTTCTAAAATTGTTTTTGGAAGTAAACTTACTGTTTCTCCAGCAACAATTTGCTTTTGTGTTCTTGCGGTAACTGCACCAAGTTCTCCAAGATATCTTGCATTACTTCCAAGTTGTCCAGAAAGCGATTCTACTCTTCCAGCAATTTGTGCTTCAGATACAGGCCCAGTTGATACACCTGCTGTTTCTGCAACTTGTCTAAGTAAGGATTTATTTTCTTTAATTAAAGGAGAAGTTACTTTAGATAATCCAACAAATGTTGATCTAACATCTGCGTTCATCGATGCCCCTGATATACCGGCATTATATACAGCGTCTCTATAAGCAATTTGTGCTACTTCAGTTACTGGGTCATGAGTACCTCTCATTAACCTTGTAACATCTCCACCAAAACCTGCTGTTTCTGGAAGTGGGTTAAAACCAATTTGGCGAGTTGATACTAGACCTTGAATAAGAGCTTCTTCATTTGCTGCAATATTTGATCCTATTGCATCTATTAGTGGTGCTCTTCTTGCAGACAGCATTTGATTTGTTGAATGTATATTCGTCATTTGTATTGGACTAATGCCCAATGTCTGAAAAGTTGGCTGTCCCATAGGAAGTGGTGAATCTATAGATAGGCCTCTAATTCTATCTATATTTTCCCTAATAAATGCTTGAGGATTAAAACCTGTTGGGAGATCTGTTGCTATTGATGGACCGACAGGGTTTGTTGGGTCGGGAGTAAATAATCTAAATGATCCAGTATTTGGATCAAATTTTAATCTTGCGCTTTCATCTGTACTGCCTGCAATAATTGCAGACATTGGAGTATCCATTTCAATTCTTTGAATTGCGTCTGTTCCAATTATATTTTCATATGCTGCTTGTGTAAGATATCTTGGATCAGCTAGATTTGTTGTTGCAACAATAGCTCTCGATGAGGCAACGTTTAGTCTTGCAGAAGCTATTTTTTGAAATGTTGATTCAGTTAAACCAGGAAGGCCAACTCCTTGTATGAAATCTAGTTCATCTCTATCTGTATATTCTAATACTTTTTCTGCGACTTTTCTATCGGTAAAGTCAACGTGAGATGCTTGACTTGAAGATAATAAATCAAGCAGTTCAGTTGCTTCAGCAGATCCGCCTTCAACTTCTTTTCCTAATAACTCTAAAAAATTTGTAGACTGTAAAACGTTTTCAAGACCAAAAGGTTTTACAGCTTCTCCTGCGACTCTTGCTTGTTGTAGTGCCGAATCAGAAAGTAAAGACTGCAAACCCAAAATAGCTTTCTGCTCTGGAGTACCCATAGATGTTTCTAGTCTTTTTGCTAATTTATTATTTAGCTTTTCTCTAACTGTTCCTAGAACGTCAACTAATCCACCATTACCCATTCTTTCTTCAAATCTTGTAATTATTTCTTCGTCTACTCCAAGTGATCTTGCTGATGTCGCCATTCCCCTAACGTCAAATTGACCATTGTATGCAACCAAAAAAGCATCGTCTGCGCTTAATTGTGAAAATAAATCACTATAATATCCTTTAGCCTGACTTCTGCCAGCTTCTGTTGTTAAATCATAAATTCTGTCTGCCAAACCTCTTGGGGCACTCCCGAACCTTGTTTCCTTTTCTATTACTGCAGTTCCTAATCCGGTAACTCTTCTTAGATCATATGGATCAGCAGAAACATAACCAGACATTTGAGCTGTATTGAATCTTGCACCAAGATCTACTCCTCTATCTATTTCAACAGTTCTTACGCCCGCAACATCTTTTAGTGAACCAGTTCCTACTGATATTGATCTAGCTAAATCTATATCGCTAACACCTGTTGTTTCAATGTCTGCAAAAAATAATCTTGCTGTACTTGGCAAATCTTTTAATGATGCATGCCCGCCTCTTGCAACTCTAGCTTGCAACTCTGACAATGATGGCAAAGCTCTTGTTCCAACCCTTAATGTGGACAAAGGATCAGTATATGCACCACTTTCAGCTAATGGATCTACTGTAAACGTTGCTTGTTGCATTAGATCTAACATCGGCTCATATCCGGCTTCTGTTGTTGTAACCATTCTTGCTGTTGCTCTAAATGGGTTTGCTGATGGCAGATATACTCCTGGAAAACCAAGTTGTTCAACCATTGTTTGCATTTTGAAAACATTAGTGGTGAGTTCATCAACTAAACGAGTTCTTTCTTGCAAAGAAGAAATTAAACTAAGGTCTATTTGTCCTGTAGATTTTGAAGCTGCTTGTAGCGCTCTTCTTCTAGCTGGACTTATTGCAACACCAGCTCTTAATTCTTCGGTAATAGCTCTTCTATAATTAGCCTCAAAAGCACCGTAGGTTTCTAATTGTTGATCTACAGTTCCATAAATATTTCTAAAAGTTGCTGAAGCTGCAGAAACTGGGCTTTGAAGATTTCTTACAAGGGCTGTGTTTAGCCTGCTAGTTTCATTTTCTCCAAATAGTTGTCTACCTAAATTTCTAAAAGATTTTGAAAGTTTATCTAAAACTGAACCTGGGGTTATATCATAATTTACTGGATTTTGTAAATCATATCCAAGATCTAGACGTGGATTTCCCCTGTAGGGTCCTATAGGAGGAAGTGCTGGCATTTTTGCGTCCTATTATTTTTCGTCAATAACTTCTGAATCTATAATGTAGTCATCTATTTCTGTTGTACCAAGCTTTTGCTTAATAAGCTTTTCTCTCTGTGACTCAATTGATTGGACTCTTCCAATGATGTCTGATATTGCTTGTGCGGTATCAAGTTGAACTTGTCCAACTTTAGCTTTTGCTTCTCTTGTTGCAAGAAGTTGATTTCTTAAATCTTTTCTTCTTTTATGCAGCTTATCTTCAAGTTCAACCGCTAAGTGAAGTTCTTTTTTCATAATTGGATTTCCATCAGAATCTACACCTATAATATTTTCTTGAACAAAATGTTCTTTTGCTAGTAGTTTTGTTTTTCTTAAGTATTGAACTTCTTGGTCAACAAGATCTCTAACCATCGAAACTTCAACTAGGTTATTTGGATTTACTTCTAATTGCTCTAGGTATTCCGCAGTAAACTGCGAAACTATTGACATTTCTATTGGGCATGGTTTTCCTCTTGGAGCAAGGCTCTCTTTAAGAAGTGGGCATGTTGATGCAAACAGGCAACGTTCAGCTTCACAGTTCATTGGAATAGAAGAAAACATTGTGCTTCTTGTTTTTTGTGGTTTGATTATTTCTACTGCTTGGTCAATCTGATCATTTGTCCAATGTTCTGGAAAAAATAAATCTGGTCTAATTGATTCAAATTCTTTCATAAAAGACATTTTGTCTCTTTTTTCAATTTCTGACATATTACACCTATCTATGGATATTCTGAAAGAATTTCATTCAAACTCTTTTGTAGTTTATTTATAATATCTGAGCTTGTTCCAGCGTTGGTGAACAATCCAACTTCTCTCATTTGATCTGCAGTAAGGGTATTGCTAATAATATATCTTGCGCCCTTGCAGACATCGCAGTAAACTTCTTTTTCTTGTGTTGAACAAATACACGGATCTATAATAGAAAATGCTTCTAGTGCTTTTGCTATTTCATACCATTTTCCTTTAAAAAGCTTTTTTGTTTGCTCTTTATAGGCTCTTAATTTTTGCTGATCACTTGATAAAAGCGTCCCCATGTCTAAGGACTGCTTCATTAAATCCATTATTGTACGATATAGAAAATTGGGTAATTCAAAATCATCGTTTTCATTTATAAACATTTTCCAGTTGTTCATGATATTATTTTATCCTATTTATGCGTATCTTCCAGATCCTTGTGGAGAAGATATAGGATTTATTGGGGCAGGCTTATAAGCACCCGTTGATCTATTTGTGGCCATCATAGAAATAGCTGAGGCACCGACCATTCCATAGCCAGTGACTTTTTTCCCAGCTTTTATGTGACCAGGTCGCATATATGCTGCTAATGCCTCTGGCGTTACCATCCCAGCTGGTGCTGCAGCCGCCATTGCACGGGCCCCTGATGATATAGCTCTTCCAGCTTTTGTTCGGCCACCTATAGCTGCGAACATGTCGCCTACATATTTTCTACCTATACCTGCTGGCATGATATTCCTTAGTACTCGTACATTCCAGTTGGTCTACCAGAAGTTTTATCTAGACCAGACCTTCTTCTTCTCATTAACATTGATCCGCCCAAAAAAGCTGAGCCACCAATCATTGCTGGCTTTTTACCATAGCGTGCTATATCTTTTGCACCACCTGGTATAGCTGTTGTCACTCTACTTCTAAGGCCCCTTAAAGAAGCTCTTGTTGGCATTGGCATTAGTTGCCTCCTTTGTAGGTATAGTAAACTATACTTCTTTTAATAGCCCTGATTTTTTCTTAGGTTTTTTAATATCAAACTTAAAAATTTCGTTTTCATAGTATAGTTGAAAAATACTTCCTCTAGGAACTACGGTATTTATGATACTGTCAGCTAAAGGTGATTCAATTTGCTCTCTTCTTATCTGAGATAAACCTCTTGCCCCTTTTACGCTGTCAATTCCCTTATCAATTAAACCTTCTATAACTGAGGAATTGTATTCAAATGAATATCCTTTTTTTCTCATCTTTTCGGCAACTATTGACATTTCAAGTTGTGCGATAGTTTGACAGTCAGATTCTGACAAATAATTAAATATTATAATTTTATCTAATCTATTTAAAAACTCTGGTTTAAAATGTTTTTTGACAGCGTCGTTGGTATTTCTTTCTAAAATACTTCTATCAGGTATTTTTTTAGTTCCGGTTTTATAATTAACATCTCTATTAAATCCTGTTCCAGAACCTAGTAAATGTTCTGTAGTTTTATCATTTCCAAGATTTGTTGTCATGATAATAATTGCATTTTTAAAATTAACTAATTCACCTTTAGCATCAGTGAGAACACCATTGTCAAATACTCTTAAAAATGTATGCCACAGATCTGGGTGTGCTTTTTCAACCTCATCTAACAACACTACAGTGCTTGGGTGCTGCTTAATTGTATTAACTAATTGTCCACCTTCATCGTGTCCGACATATCCAGGTGGTGAACCAATTAGCTTCTGATTCTCATGTTTATGTTGATACTCTCCACAGTCAATTCTAACTAATGGATAATCATTACCAAAAAGATATTTGTGTAGCACATTTGCTAAATGTGTTTTACCTACTCCAGATGACCCAGCAAATAGAAAAACCCCAAGAGGTCTATCGTTATCTGACAATCCAGCTTGTGAACGTCTCAAAGAAGATACGATGGCTTCTATGGCATCATCTTGGCCAATAACGTTAGATTTTAGATGGTTTTGTAAACCTAGATATTTTTGTTTAGAAATCTGTTTTACTTTTGGTGCTGTTTTTGATTTGGCATCAAAAGGGAAATCATCCATATCTATCTTTGGATATTTTGGTCTAATCTTTTTTAACGATTCAATAAATGCACTAGATATTTGATCGTCGTCTAATTCATCAACTGGGTCTGAAACTCCCGTATACGCAATATTCAACCAAAGGTCAATATCTAAGCCTGGGTTTAGCATAATGCATCCGTTTAAACAGAGCATCCGTGCATGATTCTGCTGCTGCGCGACTCATCATTCTTAATGAATCTACAATGTCTGATTTTAGATTAAAAACAAAAGTATCAATAACTTTTTTTCTAAAAGAAATAATATCTGGATCTCTATGTTCCTTCTTGTAAGAAACAATGAAGTCTTCAATTTGTTCTGGTTCAAACACTTTGAACTTTGCATAAGTTGCCAACTCAGGAACATATATTTGATAAATTTTCATATGTCCTCGATTCTATCGATTATTGGATATAGTACTGCTTAAATCCAAGTTAGTTGATAACCGTCTAGTATCTGGGGACAATTATTATAATATAATCTTCAGTGTGTTTGATACTGAGTATAATACTTCCCTAAGGCTTCTAAATACCCAGTATACATATGTTGTCAAATTCTGTCAAATTACTTTCGAATTTTTTCGATGTCTGGATGGCTTTCCATGCACGGGCCAAATGCAGCCCAAATACTTATTAAATCATGGGGAGATCTAATTTTAGTTTTAAGTATGTGCACTGCTCTTAAATAGTCTGGATTCAAATCAATTTTTCTATTCATATCTTCTCTCGTAAGTGTTGGTATGGTGTATACTTTGCGCAACTATTATACCATTGAAAACAAAGGAAAATATGACTGAAGAACTGAAAAAGTTGTACACCCTGTTAGATAAGGTCCGTACTTTAATCTTGGGATCTGATCCTCAGAGCAGAAAAGAATATTTGTACTTAAAGCAGCAGATTATTGAAAAAATAAAATCAGTTGAAACTGAATTGAAGCTAAACAAGAAAAATGGTATACTATCACAATGAGTGACTCAAAGCAATTAGAATTAGCCATTGCTCAAATTGAAAGACAGTTTGGTGCAGGCTCTGTAATGAAATTAGGTTCAGAAGATTTTGAACCATGGCCATCTGTTCCAACAGGTGCTTTATCGCTAGATAGAATTCTTGGAATTGGCGGTTTACCAAGAGGTAGAGTTGTAGAGATTTATGGACCAGAATCATCTGGCAAATCTACACTTGCACTATCAATTGTTGCACAGGCCCAAAAGATGGGTATCACATGTGCATATGTTGATGCTGAACACGCCCTTGATCCAGTTTATATGGATGCTGTTGGTGTTCGTGTTAATGATCTTGTTTTTACACAGCCAGATTACGGCGAACAAGCACTTGAGATAGTAGATAAGCTTGTTGCTACTGGTGAGCTTGGAGTTATTGTTATTGACTCTGTTGCATCTCTAATTCCTAAAGCTGAATTAGAAGGAGATATGGAGTCTGCACAAATGGGCTTGCAGGCAAGAATGATGGCTAAAGCTATGCGTAAGCTTGTTGGTCAAGCAAATCAGCATAAGACACTTTTAGTATTTATTAACCAGCTTAGAAATAAGATTGGTGTAATGTTCGGCAATCCTGAAACTACTCCAGGTGGTATGGCACTTAAGTATGCTGCATCTGTCCGTATTGATATTAGAAAGAGAGAAGATATCAAGGACAAAGCTGGCAATTCCGTAGGTATCGTGTCTAAGGTAAAGATTATAAAAAATAAGATGGCTCCACCTATGAAGGTTACAGAGTTTTCTATTCTTTATGGCAAGGGTATTGATGAACATGGTTGTGTTTTGGATGTTGCGCTTGAAGCTGGCATTCTCACACAAAAAGGTGCCTGGATTTATTATGAAGGCGAACTCTTTTCACAAGGTAGAGAAAACGCAATCAATCAGCTGAGAGAAAACGAAGAAGTCTTTAACTCAATTAAAGAAAAGATCAAATCAATCTCTCACTAGAACATTATGACTATAGGGTTACTATAGCTATATGAAATTTTCTGGCAGATTTATGCAGGCAGCAGTTGATGCTGGTTCTGCTTTGGGTAAAACCAAAAGATCTGCCATAAACCCAGCAACTCTAAGAAGAATAGCTTCTGCGCGCCCCGCTGTAAGAGCATCTGAATCAATTGCTCCAAGAGCTGCTCAAAGTTCTGGTGTCATAGAAGCTGTGCTACCTAAGCCAAAAAGATCTATCTCAATGGCTACAAGAGGGTCTGACCTATTAAGTATTGTTGAATCTGGAGAAATTAGCTCCAGAAAAGCAACCACTAGTGGCTATTTGGGTAATAAAAAATTCTTAGAAGAAGCTGGGGTAGCAGACGAGAGCAGTTTTAACGGATATAACGCTGTTAGAGATAGAATAGAAAGTACTTATCTTCAAGGAAACAGTAATTATGGATTTATTAGAGCTTCCGACGATATAACTACAGCTTCACAATATAGGTCTTTTCGTGTCAATATGTCGGAGCATGGTTCTTTATATGGATCAGAAACTCGGTGCAAGACAAGCTACTTTTGAGCATGAGATAGATGAACTTATGGGAGGCGCTATTATAAATTTTAAGCATGATCCTAGAATGACCTATACTGTAGGCGATAGTTATGGCCTTAATAGTCGCGGGCTTTTAGGAACATCAGGCGTACACCCAATTCCTAAAGATTTAGGAACCGTACCTTTAGTTAGTGAACATAATAAAGTCCTTATCCCAGGTGCTCCAGGTGGATATACTGAAGCTCAATTCCCAGATATGCCATTTGATTCTTCTGCAATAGAATCAGTTGATCTGATAAGAGATCCAGTTACAGGAAAACCAGGAGAAGTATTAATTGGTGGTTGGGGCGCTGAGTCCTTGCAATTCGTTACTCCTCAAGAGCAGCTTGTAATGCAAAGAGACGTGGCACAAAAAATAGCTGCAAGAGGGATTAAAGTAAATACTGGCACAACGAAATTTGTTACAGATGCAGAGGGGCATGTAGTATCAACTTTTGTAAGAGATGATATTTCTTTAGCAGAATTAACTCAAGAACAATTTGACGAAAGGCTTTTAGGGCTAACAAATGAGATAAAAGCCAACGAGGCGGCAGAAGCGGCTGCAAAAGCAGCAGAAGCAGCAAGAAGAGCAAGCAGACGATCAGTTGTATAGTGTATAATATAGATAGATTATGTTAAGGAAAAAAAGTGTTAAACAGTAAATTAAATCTAATTCCATGTTCAGAGTGCCCAGTGCCAATGAATGTGATTATAAATGATTTAACAAAGAAAACAGACCAATGCCTACGTTTTGGTATTGAATGTCGTGAGTGTGGAGAAAAGTGGGTAGAAGAAGTTTATGAATAACGAAGACAACAAAGACAATCTTTATTTTTTATTTAAAGATTTTTCTAATTCAAAATATCAATCAGAACCAAAGATTAATAAGCCTAGTTTTGATTGGGATGCCTTTGAAGAGTTTATGGAACTCAATCCATCCCCTTCTTTAAGAGAAAAGCTTCAAGAAAAAAAGAATAAGCCAGCTTTTGATACAATTAAGTTAGAGCGCAGACTCATCTCCCTGCTTGACACAGTTGAGGAACTTCTAGAGTATTTAGAAGATAGAAGACAGAATCAGGAAGATTTTTAGTTCTCAACAAACGTAAGTGATCTTTTAGAATTACTATTGGAAAAAAGCCGCCCGCAAAATTTTCGGACGAATTATTTTTTTTAATTTAAAGTAGGAGAGAACTTTAATGGATTTTTTCTTCAGACTGATTAATAAGTTTATTGATAAGGTGAACAGGTCTGGGATGTCTAACCTGTTTGAGTTTGATGAGACTGATCCTATGAGTAGTGAGAATATCATTATCTGTATTCACACTGAAGATGATGAGAATTATACTATGGCTGTTTTTAACACTGATCAGTGGGCCATGGTTCAGGATATAAGCGAACTCACCTCTCAAGATGTTGAAGAGGTGGTCCGCTCACTTGATCCTAGTTCCCCAAATATCCTTACTTTTACTAAGGATGATTTTGGGTTTTAGATTTGTGTCATTATTGATTTGTTATCACTGAAGTAATCTACATGGTATCTGTCATACATCAATAGTCCTGAGATCTCTAAAGATACTCTTGTTGACATGTGCGCCGGCTGAAATGTTTTAATGTATTGGTTACATTCCGCCCATGGGATAACTCTGTTTGATAACTGTGGCTTAGTGTAAATATTGTATACCATACTGAAAGCCATGAGTGGCTCAAACACTTGTTGTGGATGAGGATTGTTCACCATAAACACAGTGTCAAACTCTATACCGTATTGTAAGTATAGCGATGGCGCAAACATACACTCTTGTTCATATCCTATAAATACTTTATGATCAAAAGTATTATTCTTTAAGATAGAACGAATGCCGCGATGGATTCTTTCTCCTTCTTTGACAAAGTTATCATCTAGTTGTGTAAAGGTAGCTATATGGTGATCTGTACGTAGTTGACCTAGAAGACTATCATCTAGCTTCCATGGTGCTTTTGTATCAAAAAGTTTATCTGAACCTAACACAAAGTTTTTAGGCATTGTCATATTGTTTTACATACTTTCTTGTTTTGTAGGCGTGATTGTGATAAGTATTAAAATAAATAATAATAAAATATCTTAGTCTCTAGATTCATGAGAACCTCTTCAGAGATAACATATGAGTAGTTGGTATTTGACATTGTGGTTTCTCCTTGATTTGTAGGGTTATTGTCTTGCGGGAATCACCCTAGCAGGTGATGTAGCCATACGCAACTCCTAATAGGGATTTTTTTGGGGAAAAATTTTTGAGACCAAACGGAGTTCTATAAAGTTATATAAAATTTAAAGGTTATAAAAAATAAGGAAATTTGTGAGTGGGTACTATGGGATACTTATTGCCGTCAAAAAGCTTTAAGTAGCCCCCTGGGGTATACCCCCTGGTTGTCCCTCTGTTTTATAACAAGGACTAACCGTTGGCATCATGGTTATAAATCCCAATGCTAGGAGACACACAAGCCTTAATAGTGTGTACTAAGGAGGGCCATACTTGGCTACTTACACAACCAACAAACCTGTGCTGTCAGATACAGCACATGACCTATTCATGCGGGTAATCTCCGCTGCATCAGAGGGACGTTATTACTACGGTAATGGTGCCCTATGGTACATCAATGAATATGGCAAGAAGCTAGTAATTGATACCATCAGCAACACAGTACAAGAGGTGCCTCACTATGAGGGTACCATGCATACTGATTACAGGGTGGCATCTAGTCTACTTGACTTCTTGCGTCAGGCAGATACACAGAGCCATGTAGCTACACATACTGGTAGTTCAATGGACTATTTCATTGCTCAATTGGTAGAGGCTGCTGTAGCTAATCGTGTGCTGTTTGGTAACGGTGCATACTACGTATTCGCCAAGGAAAATGGAACAGTAATCTGGTTAGATTATGTTTCAGGAAATCGTGGTGAAATACAGGTAACTACCATGACAAAGCTAGGATCATGGCAATATAGGGAAATGATGCAAGGTGCACGCATTCCTGATTATTCACGTCAGTGGATCCTAGAGCACAATGGTATCAACATTACCAAGTGTGTGTACAGGATAGCTAGCTAATTAACTACCCTGCGACCTGGGTACGTCGTTAAACTGCCCATTCTACCAACAACAATAAATTACCCTAAGGAGGGGCTTAGCTATGCATGCAATACAAACCAACAACAAGAAAGGAGCAACCATGAAGAAGGCAGCTATTGCCATCATGGTGGTTGCCGTAGCAGCAGTGTTTGCTGTGCGGGTCAACCAACTCATTAACCCACCAGCAGTTAGCTGTGTTACGGATAGTGTCGTAGCACACTCTGGTGATACCTACTGGACATTGGTCGAAGAGGCCAACTGCACAGGCGGTTATGACAAGCAAGACAGGGTAGATGCAGTCATCAAGCTTAATGGTGGATCAGCAATGGTTCAGCATGGGCAGATGGTTTACTTCCCACAAGGTAAGTAACTAATTCAATCCGTCTGATTGGATCGACGTTAACTGTCCATAAACCAACCGTTGACCCCGAGGTTGTAAAACACAGGGTCACTATCAATCACTATTATTGGGAGAATAATAATGAAACTAAAAATACCAGAACAGTTGACTGAGTCAGCTGCAGCCAATGCTTTTATCGGCTTTTTCATTATTCTTTGGATAAATCTGATAATCAGCTTTACTCCATGGGATATATTTCCTCAAGTCAAGATGATTAAAAATCCAACTTATGATCCATCTTTGGGCGAAGTTTGGATTGAATCTTGTGGCTCAAATGGAGTTCCATATGGCGATATGGAGTGCTCTTATTATGACGCAAACAGTCAATACATAAATGATCCTCATTCACAGCGTGCGGTTGTTTATTTTTGGATTGCATCAGTTGTAATCATTTATGTGATATCAAAGATTGCAATTCAGAGAAAAGAAATTAAAACTCTTAAACAAATGAGTAAATAAGTAATCCGTCCGATTGGATCGACGTTAAATGTCCATGAACCAACCGTTTGTCATGAGGTTGTAAAACACATGACCAGTCAGTCAGGCCTTTGACTGCAAGCGGCAATGATGATCCCGCATAAGTATCATCACCAACATGATTTCCAGGAGGACATCATGGCAACAATCACCTGCGGCTCTTGCAATAAGAGCCACTCAACGGTTAACGAAGTCAAGCTCTGCTTCACGCAGAACAACAGCTTCGTTCCGGAAGCTTCAACCAAGGCACCTGCTGCCAAGGTTGTCAAGAAGGCTCCAGCTCCAGTAGTCAAGAACTACAGGAGTGTCGAGCACTTCAACACCAAGGAGGAGGCACAGGAGTTCGTTGAGAACACCCCCAACTCCAAGCTGAAGGACACCGTCAACGTCAAGTACGTGGACGGCATCCAGACCAAGACCTACACGGTCATCGTCTACTAGTTGAATAGGGTAAAGGCCTACCCATTTCAACCAGCTGTAAAGATTCCCCTGGGGACTTCGGTCCCTGGGGGTTTCTTTTTTATGACTAGAGGAAAGACCTTTAGTCAAGGCTCTAGGAGGGGCCTAATTATGTTATACAATCATCACAATACTCACTGCGAATGGTGCAGGGAGTGGGTATGGGCGGGCACTGGTGTCTACCACAACTTCAATGGTGGGACAACACTGTGCAAGCAGTGCAATGAGCTGAGGAACCACAAGCTCAA